TTAGGCGGTGCATTGCTTGCATCCCCCACTTTAGGGTATACTCCTGGCAGCAGTTTCTTGGGTGGCACTGATAGCAGTAAGCCATCTCAAAATGTTTGGAACCAAGCGTCCTTGAAAGAGGGTGCACAAGTAGGACCAGGTAGCGATGGCTCGCAAGCACAATCTAGCTGAAGTGTTACAGACTGAAGTATCTGGCTCTATGCCATTGAAAACACTTGCAAAAGTGTTGGCGAGCAAGGGTCGTCGCGGTGACACCATGCTGGCGCATATCACACCTAAAGAGGCTAAAAAGCTAAAAGCAATGGGCGGTTCAGGTACAATTAACCCTGAAACTGGCTTGCATGAGTTTGCAGAAGATTTTGGCGCTTATGATCTCACGCCTGTTGACGTTCCATATCAGGCTTCTTTAAGCACAGATGTATATCCTCAACAATCTGGCACTGGGGTATATGTTGCTGAAACTCCAGGGCAAACTCAACTTGCCGAGCAGTTTACTGGTCAGGTCCAAGATCCAATACAGGGGTCTCAAGGTCAATTGTTGTTAAGCCAACAACAGCAGCCTTATCTTGATAATTTATATCAATCCGCATTTACTCCAGCGCCACAAACAATGACTGGGTTGCAACAAGGGTATTCTGATCGTCCGTTGCAAGATATTCAGGCTCAAATTCAAGCTGCTGCTGGTGGTGGGGCTGTTTCTCCTACAGGCGCTACAACTGACATTGGCACTCCCGCTACTAAGGCAGCAGATACTTCTGGGAAAACCGAAGAAGAAAAAAGCAGCATAGAAAAACTTTTATCAGGCAAAAACTTGCTTGGTTTGGGCGTTCTTGGTGCTGGCGGTTTGATGGGTTACATGAACCAGCAACGTGCTGCTGAACAGGCTAAAAACGCTGCTGCTCAGATTCAAGCCGCTTATGCACAAGCTGCTCAGTCTCAAAAAGACCTTGCCCAGCCATTGATTGGACCTGGCTACACTGCTCTGGCTCAAGCGCAGCAAGGCGCGTTGTCACCTGCCAACCAACAGGCATATCAGGCTGCTCAGGCTCGTGCTGCTCAAGCATCTGCTCGTTCTGGCGGCGTTGGTGCAGTGCAAACATCTTTGCAGGAAGAAGCGTTCCGTCAACAGTTGTTAGCAAATCAACAACAACAAGCGTTGGCTTTGTTGGCTCCTGGCAATGCTATGTTGCAAGCAGCTATCAATGCACAGTTGCAAGGTACAACACAGAGCCTCAGCACTCGTCTGGGATTAGAGCAACAAGCTAACCAAGCCGCTATGGGCCTGTATTCGGCTCTTGGCACAGCAATTGGTGGCGGTATTTTAAAGAGTTAAAACATGGCAAACCCAATTCAAAGCGGCGTTGATAGTGATTATCAAGCATCTACAGGTGGTGATGTTGGCTTGCCTGAATCGGTAAAGTCCGCGTTAAAAACTGACATGTCTGATCCTTTGGCTCAATTCAAAAAGATTTCCGGCGAAGAACGGGCAAAAGTTGGAAAGGCTGAATCGGATTTGGCTGAAGCGCAGATTGCCAAGCAACAACAGGCTGCTCAGTTAAAATCAGATTTTGCCAAACAACAAGCTGGTCAAATGTCTGGATTGCTTAGTCAATACGAAAAGCAGGCTATGGCTCCTGCTCCTAAGCGTGAAATAGACCCGCAAACTAAAGAAGGCATGATGGGTCTGGCTGCCTTGCTTCCCGTTGCTGGCGCTTTCTTTGGTGGCAAAGGGTTGACCTCTGCTACCGGAGCTATGCAAGCAATGACTGGCTTGCTCAAAGGATACCAAGAAGGTAACAAAGAACGCATAGCTTTTGAGCAAAAGAAATACGATGACGCTATGAAAGAGTTTGATCGTCATCAGAATCAAATCAAAGAAGCATTTAATATTGCTATTAAAAAAGCCCAGGTTAACCAAACCGCTGCTCAAACAGAGCTTGAGGTAAAGTTAGCAGCTCTTGATGCGCCATTGCTTCGTGAAATGGTGAAGAAAAACGGCATCGTTGCTGGTGCTGAAGAAAACATTAAGATGGCTCAAAACTATTATACCCATAAGCAACAGTATGAAGAAAAATTACAATTAGCCAAAGATTTGGCTGTTGCAAAAGGTGCCGCTGAATCATCAGATGAAAAAAAACTTAGGCCACAAAGGCAAGTTGTGCAAAATGTTCTTGGGTTTGACCCAGGATCTGGAGCTGGTGTTATAACAAATTCTGCTGCATCTGTTGCGGAAGCTGATGAGCTTCTCAAGGAAGTTGAGAAAAATCCACAAATTGTTGGCAGAACAGGTCAAGCAAGTAGGTTTTGGGAAAAAATATATAACGCTGCTAATTTGGGAACTTCAGATTCTGAAGTTGATAAAGCTGCGGCTAAAGATCCTGATCTTCAAAAATCTCTTTTGTTATCTAAAAAGTTTGCAACGTATCTTGTTGGTTGGGAAAGATCTATTGCTGACAACAACGCTCGGCAAGCTGGAACTGTTTATTTCCAACGTCGATTTAACGAATTGATGAATCAAGATCAGTTTGACGCTGACAGTTTTAAACAATTGTTAAAAGATATGTCTGGTGCATCAGCAGTAAATGCTGCAAAAGTTAATACAAATATTACATATAAAGATCTTCTTAAATTAGGAGATCAAATGAAGGGTAGAGCTGATTATCCTAGTTCTGCATCAAGTCAAAACACAATAAGTTCTGGTAATTTTGAAGATCCATTAGGTTTGAGGTGATTTATGGCAGACATGACTATAGAGGGTGTTCGTCAAAAATTTCCTCAATACAATGATCTTTCTGATGAACAATTAGCACAGGGTATACATAAAAAGTATTACCCTGATATGGCTTTTGAAGATTTTTCAAAAAAGATTGGGTACTCTGCAAAGCCCAATAGAGTTATGTCCGAAGAAGAAAAGGGCATATTAAAAGGTATCGGTGAAACCCAAGAGTTTGGCAAAGGTTTCGGTTCTGGCGTTGCTCAGATGTTTACTGGGGCTGGAGAGTTATTGCCGCAAGAATATGGTGGGAAAGCATCTGCTGAAGCCACAAAATATTTGAAGGGCGTTGGCGATCCTAGAGCACAAAAGGTAGGAGAATTAGGCGCATCTATAATTCCTTTTGGAGCTGCCGAGTCCCTTGCTACCAAAAGTTTAACTGGTTTGAGAGGCGCTTTAAAAATACCTGAGACAAGCACATTGTTCCGTGGCGCAGAAGCTGTTGTGCCTGGAGCTTTTGGCGGTGGAGTCACTGGTGAGATCCAGCCCACTGGAATTGTTGATGAAGAAAAAAGAATGAAAAAGAAAAGGGAAGAGGCTACTAAAGAAGCGGCTATAGGAGGAGTTGTTGGAGGTGCGGCTGAAGCTCTGCCTGCCATAGGTCGTACTATTAAAACTGCTGTTCTTCCTGAAAAAACAGTTGCAGAAAAATTTGCTACTAAGGCTGAAGGCCCAACTGACATTGGTGTTAAAATTGAATCTAATGTTCTTGATACATTGAAAGATTCAATGAAACAAAGAAAAGAACAAGCAGAACAACTATTTAATAATTTTTATGCTAAAGTCGAACCTTACCAAGAAGCTATGCGTAATGAGTATGCTGCTCGTGTAAGAGAGTATGCTTTAAAAAATGAAGGTAGCTTAACTGAAGAACAATTAAAACTAATCAGAGATTCTCTGAAAAGAATGGAAAATCCTTCAAAACAAGTATCTGGTTCTGAAATTTATTCCAACGCAAAAGGCATGGATTTCGAACGTAGAAGGCTGTCTGATTTGGCTGATAAACCTCAAGAAGGTTATGATTCATTAGCTATACAAACAGCTAAAGATTTAGAAAAACTTATGGAGGGTGTATTAAATGCCCCTAAAGGTGCAAATTTTAATAATGTTTTGAAAGAATATGCAAAACTTTCAGAGCCAATAAATCTTGCTGAGACCGCTTTTGGGCAAAAAGTTACAAAGCGAGCAGGAGATTATATTTCAGATTTACCTAAATTTGAACGTAAAGATTTGGTCGATCAAGCCTTTAAAAGCCGCGATAGAGTAGAAGCATTTAGACGTTTGACGGGGAACAACGAACAATTTGTTCAAGAAGTTGCACGAGATAAATTGGCTTTGGATCTTAAAGGCAAGTCAACATCTAAAGACATAAGAGATGTAATTAACAAAAACATTGATTGGTTAAGCACACCTCAAATGAAAGACACTGTTTTAAAAGATCTTTTAAACCTAGAAAGTTCTTTGAGGTCTGGTCAAAGGGCTAGAATGGGAGCAGCTGGAGCTAGTATCCTTGCTCTTGGCAGCGGCATACCTTCTGCAATAAACAAAATTGGTTCTTTCTTGTCAGGTGAAAAATGAGTAAGAAAAACAATGGCATAAACCCAGATCTTGAGAAAGCAGTTTCAGAATTGCTCAAGTCTATGAACACTTTGGACATAGACGAGAAGCTCAAGATCATTGACCGAGCTATCAATCTTGAGAAACTAAAACAAAAAGTTTCTGAAGATGAATGGGGTTCTGGCTTTAAGACAGATCCTGATGTATAACATCTATGTTTAACAGGGGTCATAAACATGGATGTAACATTACTGACTATCATTCGCGTAGGTCTGTCGGTGCTCACCGGAAGACTTTTAACTCTACTAAGCCTTCTCATGGTGTTCATCCTGTCTTGCTGGGTCATGTACGACCCGTCTCCATTAAGGATGTACGTCGCAGGGGGATTTGCTATACTGGTGTTCATCCCTTCGATTGCTAAGGAGACTAAAAATGAAAGACAAGAGCGGCAAGACGATCAATGACGCACAGCCTATGGCTACTGCGACTCGTCCTCAGATGCCTCGTGACGTACTAGGTCACGGTACAAATAGCTGGACCTCTGGCGTAGCGCCTAAGGGTGGCTATCATTCCACATGGGATTTCTCTGGTCGCACTGGTGACTATAAGAACAGCCCCACTGGAAAGCCTGAGAAGGGTACTATCTAATGGCAAATAACATACCGTTTCAGGCTATGGGTAAGACTGTTAAGGTTTCCGTAACTGGAGCGGCAAACACGCAGTCGAACGTGTTCACGATTACTGCTGACAGCCCTTGTCAGCAATACTACTTAGTGAACGCTGACGTAAATGCTGCTGTATATGTTAAGATCAATGTTACAAGCGTTTTCAACGTATCGTTGCCTGATGTAACACCTGACTATGTTTTGGCACTTCCTCCCTATGCCTATAAAGTTATTACTGGCCCGCAAGTTTCTTCTGGGTCTAACGTATACGCCAAGGTGATCGGTGATTCTACCAATGCCAGCGTGTACATTACTCCAGGTGAGGGTCTGTAATGGCAAAGCGCGGGCTTTACGCAAACATCCATGCTAAGCGGGAACGGATCGCTAAGGGTTCTGGTGAGCGTATGCGTAAGCCTGGCAGCAAAGGTGCTCCTACAGCTAAGGCGTTCAAACAATCTAAACGGACAGCGAGGCGATAATGGCAGGCCCATCTTTATCAGTTGGACGTGGTGAAAAGCAGTCTGTGAAGGCTGGAGGTGGCCTGACTGAGAAGGGTCGCAAGAAGTACAACCGTGCGACTGGCAGCAAGCTCAAGGCTCCGACTAAAGATCCTAAGAATCCTCGGCATAAGTCATTCTGTGCTAGAAGTTCTAAGTGGAAAGGCGAAAGAGGAAAAGCCGCTAGAAGAAGGTGGGGATGTCGGTAGAATCTCCCCAGCGTAGTCTGGCTAAGGCTGTCAGTTGGAGGATCACTGGCAGTCTTGATACTTTCCTTATATCTTGGCTTATTACAGGTCAGCCGCATCTTGCTGCTGGCATTACTGCTGTTGAGCTTGCAACCAAGATCAGCCTTTACTGGTTGCATGAGCGTGTCTGGCTGAAAGTTAAATGGGGTCGAGAATGAATGTTACAATCGTTATACCGACGACTGGTGCTGATACTCTATATGATGCTGTCGGCAGTGCTCTTGCACAAGTTTATGAAGATACACGGGTTTTGGTTGTGGTAGACGGTCCAGAGTTTGAGGATCGCACTTATCATCTGTTGCAGCATTATGATGAAGATCCACGGCTTTCCTTCATGGTTTTGCCTGAAAACGTGGGTGCTAACGGTTTTTATGGACACAGAATCTATGCTGCTATAGGACACTTGGTTAACACAGATTATCTCTGTTTCCTTGACCAAGACAACTGGTTTGATCCTGAACATGTTAGTTCTCTTATTGATACCATTGAGCGTAAAGCTCTGGACTGGGCTTACTCGTACCGCAAGATCGTGGACAAACAGGGCCAACTGATCTGCGAGGATCGGTGCGAGAGCCTAGGTAAAATTACGCATTTCGTTGATACAAACTGTTACATGTTATCTCGGCAAGTCGCTGAGACCATTGGGCATGTGTGGAACGGTAAATGGGGTCAGGACCGTGTGTTCTACGATGTTGCCAGTAAATACTTCCCAAACTTTGACGGAAGTGGCCTTTATACGGTAAACTACAGGCTCGCTGGCAATGATGGCAGTGTCACCAAAGAGTTTTTCCTAAACGGTAATAAGCATGGACCCGTTAACTATATTAGCAGCGGCGCAAGCGGCGTATAGTGGCATACAGGCTGCAATATCGGCTGGCAAAGAGATCCAGTCGATGGCTGCTGACCTGTCTGAACTATGGGGCAGCATTGCCAAATTAACGCATTTGTCTGCTGAAAAGCCTAAAATCTCTGTATTTTCTGGCAAAACGGCTGAACAAATAGCCATTGAGCGGTATGCTGCTAAGGCTGAGGCTCAGGATCTTGCTCTCAAAGCCAAGAATATGTTTGTCGGTCGGTTTGGCTTGGCTGCTTGGGATCAGGTGCAAAAAGAAGTTATTGAGATCCGTAAAGAGATAGAGCGCGAGAAGTATGCCAAAGAGAAGGCTGACGCTGCTCGGTTGGAAGAAATCAAAGAAGCTGCTGTTGTTAGCTTCATCGTTTTGTTTTTGATAAGTATAATGCTTGGCTTAGGGATTATACTTTTAGGGGGTTCGGTATAATGGATCTTGGCATCTTTGGAAAGTTGATTGAAAATGTCGCACCAACTATCGCAACAGCACTGGGTGGACCCGTGGCCGGAATGGCCGTCAAAGCATTATCTACGGCTCTCTTGGGTCATAGTGACGGGTCTGAAGACGACATTAGAGATGCGTTGGCGACTGCTACCCCAGACCAAATAGCAGCTATCCGTAAAGTTGATGCTGATTTTAAAGTACAGATGAAATCACTAGACATTGATCTGGTTAAGATTGCTGCGTCTGATCGTGCATCTGCCAGAGACATGGCGATAAACACGCACTCCTATACGCCATCTATATTGTCATACGTTACGGTCGTTTGCTGGTCTATCATTCAGTATTATCTTTTTACGCACATCATTGATCCGTCTATGCGTGAGTTGATTGCTCGTGTATTAGGTACGCTTGATGGTGCTTTGATGCTGGTTCTGTCATTCTGGTTTGGCAGCAGCAATCCAACAATGGGGTCTAAAAATGAAAAATAACTTTGAACAGTGTTTAGCGCTGGTGCTGCGGTCTGAAGGTGGGTTTGTAAACAATCCAAAAGACCCAGGTGGCATGACAAATCTTGGCGTGACCAAAGCTACCTATGAGTCTTATGTCGGTCGTTCTGTTGATGCAGATGAGATGAAGGGTTTGACACCTGATACCGTTGCTCCGTTGTACAAGTCCATGTACTGGGACAAGGTGCGCGGTGATGACATGCCTGCTGGTGTAGACTATGCGTTGTTTGATTTGGCTGTTAACTCAGGCCCACGGCAAGCTACAAAGTTCATTCAAAACATTGCCAGCGTGCCTGCTGATGGCTTAATGGGTGATCGCACTGTACAGCAGGTGAATACATTAGATCCTGCTGACACCGTTGCCAAGCTGTGCAATGAGCGGTTGCAGTTCTTACAGCAGCTCAACACTTGGGATACGTTTGGCAAGGGATGGAGTAAGCGCGTCTCTGATGTACAAAAACGCGCTACTGCTATGGTTACCGCTTCTTGAGCGAACGCACGATGTGGTTGTAAGAAGCCACAATGTGCTGCACATGATACATATTAGTGCTGGATAGAAGTAAGAACCTAAATGTTTCTCTATCCATCACTCTTTCTCCCCTAGTGCTTTACGGGCAATCTTTCCGCATCCTTCTTTGCTGTCCATACTGTTTTGACTAGCAAGGCTTATTTGATGCAACGCTTCCCGCAGCCGCTCAATCTCGTCAGCAGCAACATGGTTCATAGTCGGCTCAACAATCACAGATGATTCTTCGGGCCAACCATATGTTGGGCGGTAACGGCGCAACCGTTCAACAATGTCCATCACTCTTTCTCCCCTAGTGCTTTACGGGCTAATTTAACTGTGTGCGTTGTTTCTGGATCACCAAGATGGTTAATGTGCATGTATTCACATTTTTCATTTACCATTTCCCGCAACGCTTCTTGCAACCGTTCGATCTTGTCAGCCGCATCAGACATGACTTGTTCTGGTGCTGAATAAAGGTTAGCAACAGATTTTGGGGCAAAGAACCGCAACCGTTCAACAATGTCCATCACATCAACCTTCCATCAAATGCGTATGTCCCGTGGTGAGACAAGTGAACCCAAGGGGCTGCATAGATCTTGCCACCTTGCAAACGCCACTGCCGACAGAAGTGATAATCCTCTGA